ACCCACTGATGCATCATTAAAATCATTAAAGATGTCTGGGTAATATTGTCTTACAAAATTTATTAATTCAGTTCTAACGTCTACGAAATTCCTAGCGTTATATGAAATACCTTGATTAGCCATATTTTTTATTTATAAATATATCAAATAAAAAATTAATAGTAAATAATTGTCTTTTTTGTTTTATTTTAGTATATTTATAACTAAGTATCTGGTAGTATGAAAAAAAAGACAACTGAAGATTTTATTAATGACGCTAAAAGTGTTCATGGTGATAGATATGACTACTCATTAGTTGAATATATTAATAACAATACTAAAGTAAAAATAATATGTTCAGAACATGGTGTATTTGAACAAACACCAATTAAACATATAAATGGTAAAAATAAATGTCCAAATTGTGCTAAAATTATAGTTCATAATAAACAGCGTAAGGGTGTGGTTAATTTTATTAATGACGCTAAAAGTATTCATGGTGATAGATATGATTATTCATTGGTTGAATATGTTAATAATAGAACAAAGGTTAAAATAATATGTCCAGAACATGGTGTATTTGAACAAACGGTTAATAATCATTTAGCTGGTAAGGGTTGTAAATATTGTGGGGGTACATCAAAATTTGATAAGACTTTATTTATTATTAAAGCTAATCAGGTTCATGGTAATAAATATGATTATTCATTGGTTGAATATGTTAATAATAATACGAAGGTTAAAATCATATGTCCAGAACATGGTATATTTGAGGTAACACCAAACAACCATACAAGTAAAAAATATAATTGTAAAAAATGTTCAATTGATGTATACGACACCAATTCATTTATTATTAAAGCTAATGAAATTCACAAAAATAAATATGATTATTCATTGGTTGAATATAAGAATAATAACACAAAGGTTAAAATTATATGTCCAGAACATGGTGTATTTGAACAAGTTCCGCTATCACACCTAATTGGTTATAATTGTAAAAAATGTTCAAATAATGGTTATTCTAATCAAGAAAAAGAAATTGCTGAATATATTAAATCATTAGGTATTAAAATAGAGGAAAACAATATCTCAATTTTAAATGGTAAAGAATTAGATATTTATATACCCTCACATAATTTAGCAATAGAATATAATGGTTTATATTGGCATTCTGAACAATTTATTGATGATAATTACCATTTAAATAAAACTGAATTATGTGAATCTAAAGGTATTAAATTAATTCATATATTTGAAGACGAGTGGTTATATAAACAAGATATTGTTAAATCCAGGATTAAGAATATTCTAGGTATAAGTGATAATAAAATATATGCTAGAAAATGTGAAATTAAATCTATTAATTATTCTGAATCATCTAAATTTTTAAATAAAAACCACATACAAAAAACATCTAAAAGTAAAATTAATATTGGCTTATATTACAATAATGAATTGGTTTCATTAATAACATTTGGTTCGGTTAGGAAAATTATGGGTAATAAAAGTATTACCGATAAATACGAATTGTTGAGATTTTGTAATAAACTAGATACCAATGTTATTGGTGGGGCATCAAAGTTATTGAATTATTTTATTAAAAATTATAATCCAAAAGAAATAATAAGTTATGCGGATAGAAGATGGAGTAATGGTAATTTATATGAAAAGTTAGGATTTGAATTTGTTCATAATAGTAAACCTAATTATTGGTATATTAATGATAATGTTAGAGAATACAGATTTAAATATAGAAAATCAGAATTAGTTAAAGATGGTTTTGACTCAAAAAAAACAGAAAAAGAAATTATGTTTGATAGGGGGGTTTTAAGAATTTATGACTGTGGTAATAAAAAATATAAATTAATTATAGATTTATAATAACGAAATCAACTTCTTTAAATACATCATCAGTTATTGTGTAATCTATTCTAACGGACACTGAATATTCTGATTCTTCACTTTGTTCAACAGATACATCATCAACATTTAAATTTGGTATGTATCTTTTTACGGTATTTTGAATATCTAATTTTATTTCACTTAATGTTCTACCATCATTTGGTTCAAATATGAATTTTATCAAATCACTACCAAATTCTGGATTATATAACCTTTCACCTTTTCTGGTTAATATTAAATGCATTAAATCAGATTTAATAGCTTTTGAATCCGTTGATGTTAAATCAAGGAAAAACCCCTTAGGGCTGTCCATAAAGGGGTAAGCTATATTGATGTATTTTCCGTCAGCCATTATTCTTTTTTATAATAAATATAAATTAAAAATAAATTTATTAAATACATAAATAAAAAAAGGGAGGTATTAACCTCCCTTATATTTTAAGCAGAACATCCAAAGCATTCAAATGGACTATCTTTTGGTTTTTCAACCGTTGCTATCTGATTAGATGCTAACTTAGTATTCGCATCTAATTTTGATTTTGTTCTTGTGTAATACACACCAGTTTTTAAACCACCTTTCCACGCATACATTAAAGCACTTGCTATCTTACCATATTTTGCTTCATAATGATAAACATTTAATGACTGTGATTGGTCAACATATTTATTTCTAATAATTGATAAATCTAATAATACTTTTTGTTGTATTTCCCAAACGTCTTTATATCTGTATCTTATATCTTCTGGTATTTCAACTATATTCTGTATACTACCTTGGTTAAGGATTACTTTATCAATCATATCTCTGTCCCAAATACCTAATTCTAATAATTCATTAACCAAATGTTTATTAACGATTATAAATTCACCTTGACCAACTCTTCTAGTGAATAAATTAGATGTTACTGGTTCAAATGATTCAAAAACACCTAATAAAATAGCAGAAGATGCAGTTGGCATTAATGCTAATAATAAACTATTTAACATTGGTATTGGTTGTCCTTCTGGTAGTGGTGACCAACCTTCAATATATGTTTCACCTTTTGAATATGGACTACCTTCCCAAGATGGGTAATTCCTACCTTGTTCAATTGCTAATCTCATTGATTCTTCAACAGCAGATTTATACATCGTTTCAAAAATATCTTTATTCCATTGTTTAGCTTCTTCAGATTCATATGATATTTTTTTCTTAGCGAAGAAATCAGCCATACCAGCAACACCAATCGCTAATGCTCTTTGGTCTTCACCAGCATCTTTACTCCAATCATCTGACCATTTATTTTTATCTATTACCTTGTTTAAAGCCTTTACAAGAACTTTTGTTGTCTTAGCGATACTATCTAATGTATCATGCTCAGATAAGTTAACAGAAGCCAATGTACATTGTGGTGTGTATTTTGGTTTAGATGCTTGAAATACCTCAATACATAAATTACTTTGTTTAATTATACCAATATTACTTTGCATGTTTCTTTTATTGGCATTGTCTTTAAACATAACATATGGTTTGCCACTTTCAACTTGTGATTTAATTACAGAATCAAAAATATCTTTAGGGTTAACCTTTTTACCTAAACCTAATTCAACTGCTTTGTAATATTCATTTTCAAATTCTTCACCATATAATTCATAAAATGGTGTTAAACCAGCTTTTTTAATATCGTTAGGGCAGAATATATACCAATCCTCATTATTTTGCAATTTTTGCATAAATAAATCGTTGATGACAACAGATGTAAACAAATCTCTAGTTCTTAATTGCTCATCACCGATTGGTAATGTCAATTCTAAGAAATCCATTATATCTCTATGCCATACTGATAGATATAATGCACAACTCCCAGAACGAGAACCTTGTTTGTAGAATCTCATTTTTGATTGCACCATATCAGCTAATCTAACTACACCACCAGCATTACCTTTAAATGATTCAACAATACTGTCTTTACTTCGTAAATTATCAATAAGTAAACCAATACCAGAACCTTCTTTTGATGCTGATGATATTTTTGTTAAAGTATTTTCAATACCTTCAAATGAATCATCTTCCAAGTGAGTTAGGTTACATGAAATCATTCCATTTCTTTCTGGTACACCAGCATTTGTATATGTTGGAGTAGCAAAGTTACCTCTTTTTGTTGTTATCTCATCTAACAACTCTAATCGGTCAGCTTCATTATCATCATGCAAATAACCAGAAACACGGTTATACATACATGAAGGTAATTCAGTGGGTATTTTGTTTTCATCCTTTAACGAATATTTTGTTAAAAACGTTGTAGCAGCAAAGAAATCATAAGTTAAATCAACTGACTGCAATTCTTTACCTATTAATTTTGATTGTCTAGATAATAAAATTCTACCACCCAACAATGAATAATCTGGATGTAATATTATTTTATCAGCAGCTTTAAAAGCGATTATCTCATCTATTTCAGTAGTTGTTATATTATCAGATATAAGTGGTATAACCTCTTGAAATAAAACATCAGTATCAACTTTCAACCCTTTTGATTGGGTTTTTATTCTAGTTAATATTTTGTTTGGTGTAAACGGTTGTGTTGTTTTGTCTCTTTTTACTATTCTCATAATTAATTATTTTTTTTATTAAAATTCTTCATCGAACATACCATCTATAGTTGTAGGAATCTCAACTCTAGTATATTCACCTTCTCTCTTCTCAAAGAAATTATTTTTAGATGATAAACCAATTCTAGACATGTAGTCTAATGGGTTTCTAACTTTAAATTCCAACTCACAACCAAAATCATTTAAAACAATATCAGTAACGTATTGTATGTATTTAATCATATCAGTTTTTGTTAACCCTTGCAAACCATCTGGCATACTTTCTTCCACAAATACCTTTTCAACTTCATAGCAACCCAAAATGATATTTCTTATTTCACTTTTAGATAATTTATATTCATCTTTTAAATATTTTTTATACAAGTGTAGTGCAAATTCATAATGGAATGTTTCATCACGTAAGATAAGTTCATTCATAGCTGATAATCCAGGCATCTTATTTCTACTTCTATACCAGAATACACCAGAAAATACACTAGCAAATGAAATACCTTCAACACAAGCAAAGGCAACTAATCTATGTGCAAATGATGGGTGACCAATCCAATTTTCAGCCCAAGCTGCTTTTTTAGATACCGCTTGATTTGTTGTCATTGAATTGAATAACTCATCTCTCTCAATTAAATTCTTTATATAAGTTTCAATTAATAATGAATAACCATTAGCGTGTACTTGTTCAATAAATGCTTGGTGCCCATAGAAGTATTGTGCTTCTAAAATTTCAACTTCATTTAAAAAGTTTGTTGCTAAATTGTCAATTACTAAACCATCTGAAATAGCAAAAAAAGCTAAGATATTTTTAAGGTATACCTTTTCCTCTTCTTTTAACTCATCAAATCTATCTTTTGATAAATCTGGTTCTTCGGCTACCCAAGTTTGAGCTTCTGCTTTTTTGTACATCTCCCATAAATCATTGTGTATAACTGGGAAAATGGAATACCTTTTTTTTACTGTCTTATCTTTTAAATACATTTTTGTTTTTTTATTTTTTAGTTATTCAAATCTTCAATTTCTCTTCTTCTTTGTTCCATTGCAAGGTCCATGACCTCTTTAACTCTATCAACATCCCTTTGTTCCTTAACCTCACCATGATTTAAGAATGACGTACCAGTTGAAGATTGACTCATATCAATCTGTATTGTTGAATTGTCAAATATGATATCTTCGAATATAATACCAGACTTACCAAACCTAGATTTCAATATAGCCATATTTGCCTTACCAGTTTCTTTCTGTTCCAATGTTTTAGCTATAGATACCAAGAAGTGTC